ATATCTACAAATGTACCACCTGTTGTACCATCTGCTCTTTCGTTTTCAATGACTATTTCATCTGCTGTTTCTGATAAAATCTTATTGTTTTGATTTCTCGGCAATTCTAATTTTATAAAATCACCGTCTTCAAAAAGAATAAAATCACCATTATTATCTAAAAGAAGAGAATAATCTGTACTATCAAGGTCTGTCTCCGTAGCATCTTCTAAAAGAAAAGAGCCACCAACAATTGCAATTGTACCTTCTGCGCCTACACCATTTGTATTTAAATTATCAAAAATTACTCTCTCATTTACTCTATATCCTTGCCCCCCATCAAGTATTAAAATTTCATCAACAATTCCAGTACCAACATCTTTTATTAAGGCAGTAGAAGTTTCATTTCCAATTTTTTCTACCGTAACAATATCATTCTCAGAATAATAAAATCCTGGATCGGTTATTTCAATATTAGTAACAATATTTTTAACAACCGCACTAATTTGCAAATCTATTGTAGGGTCAATTCCAAAAATTGTTTCTTCAGCAGTAAATGTTCCTACAATAGATTCTCTATCTAATGTCAATTCTGAAATTACATAATCTTTTTCTCTGAATCTAATAACATTGGAAATGATTGCGCTAGATTGAATTTCACCAAAAGAATTCAATGTGTATATTTTTTGACCAACAAGATTTGTAAATACAGAATTATCATTTTCCACCACACGCATAATAGTATCTGTTGACCATTGGCCATCAGATGCTCGTAACATTCTTTCACTTGGATAGAATATTTCTGATGGTTCATCAAACACTGATCTAAAGAATATCTGATGCGCTTCAGCAGTACCTTTGACATTATATAAATCCCGAACATTTTTTATTAATGTTTTTCGTTCAAGATTATCAGCAAGTTGAACAGGAAAAGATTCTAACAATAAATCACGAAATCTATTTACAAGTTGATCTAAGGTATGATCAACATCAGTGTATGATAAAAATTGTTGAATATTCTGAACAGGATTGGAAAGATAAGATGTGATTACAGCTGTGGCACCTGATGTTTGTCCAACAACTACCTCACCAACTAAAAATGCCTGATTGGAAGAAATATGAAGTTTGTTAGAATCATCAATATCACTTAAAATAATTTTAGCAGAAGCATTTGAAGTTTGCCCTATTATCGTTTCATTTTTTATAAAAACTGATGAAGATGTTTCTAGTATTATTTTATGATCTTGTTCATCAAGAATAAATGCTACAGTATTAGTTTCTTGATTAAGAAAATGATTTCTACCCTCTACATATAACTGTGCAGATTCAAGATATTCAAAATATGTTTTTAAAAATTCAACATATATTGGATGGTCAACTTGAATAAAATCAGGAAGTTGAAATTTTAAAATAGGCGATATTTTTTCTAAAAATTCTTTTTTATTTTGCATCTAACTTCCTAGATTAATAATACGATCCACCACTATTACTTAATGTGGTAAATGAAGCATTCACATTAACTATATCTTTTAAGTTCTTATCTATGTTAATAAATTTATCACCTTCAACAATATTAAACAAACTAAATAATCCTATTTGTGATCTCTGAGCAGTGCTCTTTTCAAAATTATCTGTTAATCCTGTTACAGTAAGATTTGCAATATCAACTGTCACAATTTGTTGCTTTACAGGAATAATATCATAAGAACTTGGAATTGTAAAAATTCTTATTGTACCGTCATTATTTCCTACAGAAGTAACATTAAGATTATTCAATGTTATCTTTCCAGTAGAATATTCTATAGTTCCAATTAAATTATTCACATATGTAATTGTTGTGCCAACTTGATTATAGAGTCTAATATTACCGTTTCCATCATCATTTAAATAATGGTCTAAATCTGATCCGGAAATTTTAAAAGAAGTTGTTTTTATAATAGGCTCATGACCTGTATGTGGATGATACAAAGCATTACGAAAATTGATAATATATTGCTGACTTGTATTGATGAAAGGAATAAAAGATGCTGATATATTCATTCTAACAATACTAGATAAAATAGAAGTATGAGTATTATCAATAATCTTTGTCAATTCAGAATGCCTGAACATTCTATTAAATCTTTCCAAATCATTCAATCCATAATCTAAAATATTTTTAGTCACCATAGAGTTTAGTTCTGATACAGTTGTGTTTGTAAGATTTTCATTATACCTAAACGTAACATTTAATAGAACTGAAACTATTTCCGGATTAACAATAATAGGAGTTGTTGATAGAATAGAATACTTTTTTATTCTATCAACAATTACTTGTTTTTGTGTTTCTGTCAATGAAATACCACTATATGGTTTAACAGCAATATAAATTGCTCCATATCTTGGAGGATCATTTTCTTCTCCTCCCCATACTTGAACTGATTGAGCATTCGGATAAACTTTAGGAATTAATGCTTTATAATCGTATGCGGTAACTGCACGATTTTGAGCTGAATAACCTAATGGTGCAAAAAACTTTATGGATTCAATTGATTCAGCAACATCACCTCCAGTAGCAGCAGCAACAGTTCTTACTGTTAAATTAGATGCTCCTGAAACATTACCTTGAATTGTAAAAGAATTTGCATTGTTACCATTTAATCCATTCGTGACCACACCCTTTATAATTACAATGTTTCCATTTACCAATTTTTTACCAAGAACTCCATCACCAAAATATATTTCAAATTGACCATTTTCAACTTCTTGTAAAAAATATTTTTCGCTCAAATCTGTCAATTCAGAAATATCTTCTGAAAAACTATAACTTCTTTGTTCAGTATCAGAACTTGAATTTTGAATAGAAACACTAATTGTAGTTGTATCAGTATTTGCTGGTATCAAATATCTTTGTGTGAGGTTTGTATAATCAACTGTATATTGAGTTGTTACATATGTACCTTCATAAATTGGAACATTCAAAAATTGTAAAATACCATTCTCTCTAGAAGAAGAATAATCAGAAATGTTAATAAAAGAATAGGATGCACCATCTATACTTGCCCTAAATGCAGTACCTTTTTCTAAGGTTGCTTGAATTAATGTTGGATCATTTATTATGACATTTACTGTTGCAACAGCTGAACGAATAGACCTTGGAACATACCCAATAGTTTTTGCTTGAGATACAACTGATGACCTAAGCATTGCACTATCTAAAAATGATTCATTCATTGCCATGCTAAGATTGTATGCCAAATAATGTGTATTGTATGCAAGAGTGTCCAACAAAATGTTTAATCCAGATCCTTCAAAATTATAGTCTGTGAAAACATCTTGATTTTTTAAATATGCTTTTAAATTATCTTTAATATTATCAAAATCTAATTCTGTAACTCGAAGTCTTTGTGAATTCTCTGCCATTTTATCTTACTCTTTTTAGTATTGTTTCATACTCTATTAAATCTGTTGGTACATTTTTGATATAAAATTCTAAATTTATTTTTATTTCATTTTCATTAGAATCAGTATCAACAGTAACATTCACCAAATCAACTCTTGGTTCAAAATTATCAATGGTATATCTAACCTTATTTTCAATAGTTGTTCTAGCAAAAGGATCATTAATCTCAAAAAGAGAATCACGAATACCAGTCCCTATTTCTGGATGAAATGGTTTTTCATACTTTCCTTCTACATTAATATAGATTAAATTTCTCATACTTCTTTTGATTGCTTCTACATCAGTCAATTGAGAAACATCTTTTCTTAATGGATGTATGATAAAATTTAAATTTAAATCTTTAAATATCTGTGCGCTTCTATCTGATTCATTAGTTGAAGAAGCATCAATATATGGATTTGATCCTGTAACTACTGTTGACATTTTATTAAACCTTTTTAATATTTATTACTAAGTCAACCATGTATCGTTATAAGTATAATGATTCAATTGTTCTATTTTATCTTTATAATACATTTCTGAACCATCAATATCTAATTCTCCAATAATCATTCCGTTTAAACATGATGCCATAAATTCAGCATTCTCAAATTTATATGCAGGCAACAATCCTCCAAATCTTTGTTCATTTTCTAAATCTTGAAAAATTACAATATATGTTTTTCTTCTTTTTCTTCTTACCTTTACCATATAGCTCCTATTAATTCAGATTAATTACTCCAGCATCCATATCAATTTCTGATCCTGATTGCAATTTTCTAACTGAACCAACTTTTGTATTTTGATTTGATTTATAATTTTCAGTAAGATTCCCACCAACTTCTTCTGACTTTTCTTTCTTATAATTTTCGGTTACCTTTTCGGAAACTGTTTCCGTTCTTGTTCCTGTTACAATTGTTTCATGAGTGAAGTCTGCTGTTGATGTGTAAGTTTCAATAACATTTCCTTTTACAGTTTCAGTTTTATTTCCATCAACTTGAATGTCCCAGTCACCTTTAATGTAAGTTTTACAATTTGAATCAATAGTGAGATTCACATCTCCTTTGACATTTACAAAATCGGTTCCACAAACAATTGTATAGTTGTTTCCTATTATTCTTGTAACAGCATTACCATCAGCATCCCATTCTTGAAAAGTTCCTGTACGATGTTTTCTATACATTCGTTCAGCATATGGTGTATCATCTATTTCAACAATATGTCCTGATTCGGATTCATACACACGATTATATGGATATTCAGTATTTCTTCTTGGAATAGAAGGTGTTCTATCTTCTAATGTCTCTGGATTTTTTCCTGTTACAGATTTTTTTATTTCAACATTTTCTGTATAATATTTGTTCTCTTTATCTTGTCCTTTTAAAGATAAATCTGTAGTCTTTGGTTCATTCCATGAAGTACTTGAAGCTTCATTAACTGCATCATAATAGTCTCCAGTAAAATCTTTACTGGCAGGATCCTCGCCAACTTTTACGATTGGTTGACTTAATGCAGTCGGCACGCCTGATGTTGCCAATCCATCACGTTCGGCAATCTCCTCATGAGGTTCTGTTTTTCCTCTTGCCAAGCGAGAAGTGTCCTGTTCTTCAGTACGAACAGGGTATGGACCATAATCAGGTTTAATTTTATATTTTGAATTTTGTGAATCAGAAGTGCTTTCAGAATATGGGTCTGAAAATCCTCTTGATGGATCTGCACCCTTGGAAGGAAATCCTGGAAGAACTCCAATGACAACAGGTTCTTGCATAGATTGTGGGTCTTTCCAAAAACCCATCACCCACATTCCAGGTGTCAAATTATGCATTGCCCCATATGGAGCAGTAGGAGGAAGAATTACATGGGCCCAAGGAAGGTCGTCAGTTGCAATATCTTCCAAATCATGAGTATGATATCCAAGGCATCTAACACGAACTCTTCCAATCAAATCAGGATCGTCTCGGTCTTCAACCACACCAATCCACCAGACGAATCCGTCTCGTCCCATAAAATACGAAAAGTTGTCCATAAAAATAAAACTCCTGTCTATGAACAACTATTTATTCACATATTACCCGTTTGCAAAAACATTACCACTACCAGCAGAAATAGGTGCTACCCATCCAGCACCATTAATGGTAGTGTCACCAACTCTTGATACTGCTATGCCATTTGCAAAAACATTACCACTACCTGCAACAATCACACCCTTTGGATGTTTAGGATCACCAAGGTCAATGGAATCTCCAAGTCTTGCAGTTGATATTCCATTAACAAAAACATTACCACTACCCGAAGAAATAACTGCACTCCCTACCCAAACTTGTATATCCTTTGCAGGTTCATGGTCAGGTGGACATGTTGCCACAGCAGTTGGATCTCCAACTCTTGCTACACTAGGCATTGATTAATGCCTTCAATGCATTTAGATTAGTAACAATAGGAGATGAAGTTGTATAATATGAATTGGCAGGGTCAACAGTCATATTTGTTATTCCAGTTAAAAGATTACTATCCATTGTTTCTAAAGCTGTCTTTGCTTGTTGTAATAATTCCACACCTCTTGTTCCAACAACCTTTTCTGAATATTGTGTTGGAACAATAACTCTTCTTACATCATTTTCTTTTAAACTTATTGCTTCTTCAGACATGTATGATTGATTTGGAAATGCTGCTTCATATATTTGAAGGAGATTATATAAATCATCCAAAAATGGATTTCCAGTTGCTTTTGGATAAACTATTTGATGAAGACTATCTGATACATGATAACTTACAGCTGTTGCACCTTTTCTGATTACTGGAATCATACTTTGCATTGTAGATTTTAATGTATTATGGTCTGAAATATATTGATTCACATAAGCAACAACCTGGTCATTGATTGCATTTGAATATGATGTAATATCTGCATCTTCTGAATCATTATCAATTACAGAAGAAACAGATAGACCTAAAGAAGAATCTGGAGGAGCAACACCTACACCCAAGAGAGAATCAGAATATGAATTGAATGTAAC